ATTGGTTTTCTTTTTCGCTGTTCAGCCATTTTTATTATTTATAATTATCTAATTTAATATTCTTTATTATTAATCATTTTTTTTATTCTGATTTGTTCATCCCAGTGTTCAATCATTTCATCCATTAACATTTCAAAAGTATATTCAGGCTCCCAACCAAGTTCTTTTCTTATTTTAGTGGAATCACCTTTAAGATATTTTAATTCTTCAGGTCTCATAAATTCTTGATTTTGAACTACGTATTGTGTATAATCAAGGTCTAATTTGTTAAAAACATACTCAATCATTTCTCTAACTGAATGTGTTATCATTGTTGATACGACATAATCATCCGGGGTATTTTGATTTAGTAATAAGTGCATTGCTTTCACATAATCTTTAGAATGACCCCAATCTCTGTATGAATCCATATTACCAACAATTAACTTATTCGTTAATCCGTGTTTTATTTCAACCGCTGTTTTAACAACTTTATTTGTTACAAAATTAGACCCACGTCTAGGTGATTCGTGATTAAATAATATTCCGTTTACTGCGTGTAATCCATAAGCTCTTCTATAATTTCTAACTAACGAATATGCGGATAGTTTAGAACACCCATATGGAGATACTGGTGTCATTAGTGTTGTTTCTCTTTGGAAACCATCTTCATCAACTGAATTACCAAACATTTCGGATGATGATGCCTGATAAAATTTAGCATTTGGGCAACTTCTTTTGTAAGCTTCTAACATATTTAAAACGCCATTTGAGTTTGTTTGTAATGTAAATTCAGGAATATCAAAACTTATTCTAACGTGACTTTGTGCGGCTAAATTATAAATTTCATCAGGTTGTATTTTGTCTAATAATTTTTGTAAATTTGTTTGGTCTAACACGTCTCCATAATAAACGTGCATTCTATCTTTTATGGATTCGATACGACTTTGTTGGTGTTCAGGTACTGAATTTCTTCTAACAATACCGTGAACTTCATATCCTAAGGATAATAAATATTCTGATAAGTATGAACCGTCCTGACCGTTAATACCTGTTATAAATGCTTTTTTCATATTATTTTTTAAAGATTTTCATTTTAGTTAAATCAGGCCAATCAGTAACCACCCATTGTCTTGGTGGTGTATCTATCGCGACCTGTAATTTATTTAACCCTAATTGGGCTGTTTCAGGTGTCATATAATAATGGAATCCAAGAGTGTCAATATCTTGGTCTCTCCAAGGTATGTTAGGTAATCTACCATCATAAGACATTTTCTTTAATGAAATATAATCAATTTCGTTATCAAGTAAAATAACCCCCCCTCTACCTAATGAAAGATGTTTTTGATATTGAAAGCTAACACACATAAATGTATTGGGGATATAACTATTTTTTTTCCATAATACGGCAGCATCAACAATTCTTTTATCACCATAATTAAGAGTATAATAGTTTTCCCAATTCTCATCTCTCCATTCTCGTTCTATACCTAACTTTTCAGCCAAAAATGGTACGGATAAATATGTTCTAATTGGTACATTAATTTTGGTTTCTTTAGTGTATCTTAAACATAATTCCAACCCGTGTGTGCAACTATCAACCGCGACTCCATAAGGGGAGCCAAAAAATTCTGATATTTTATTTTCAAAAGTTGATATTACATTAAAATTCATTTTTTATTATTTAAATAGGTTATAATATTGTTGTTGTCGTCACACCATTTAAGCGCGTATTGACCCTCTAACGGTCTTGAAAACATTGGGTGGTAATGTTTAGTACATCCCTCAAAAAAATAATGATTAGCTTGAGTTAATCTTGTTTTATTTAAATCTGTGACACCTTCAACATTACAACCTCCATGTAACATATTTGATGCCCATATTAAAGCTTGACCCTTTTTCAAACTTACATTTTTTTCAGAAGCATTTTTACTTTTTATTAATTTAATTAAAAAATCTTCATATATTTTATAGTTATGTGCTTCCCCATTTTCAATAGTATCAGGGTGAGGTAAATTAAGATTATGGTATTCATATACCGGCCATTTATGACTACCTGGTATTATTTTTAAAGTACCATTAGTTTCATCAACATCTTCAAATGCTATCCACACACCAACCATCCAAAGATGTGGTATTGTGTGAAAATGTATTGTATCGCTATGGAGTGGTTGATTACTGCCTTTAATAAAATTAATTGTTGAAAATGGAAATGGAGTTTTTCCGTATAAATAACTAAGAGTATTAATAATTTTAGGGTGTATCGTTAAATTAGCAATTGAGTCACTTTTTCTCCAATGTTCAAAAATTCTTTTACTTTCCGTGTATTGAAAATGGTCAGCATGAAATGTTGTTTTTTCATCGTTTAATGCTTCATACACGTCATTTACCACGGGTGAGATTTCATCATCTGTTAATTCTAAATCAATAATAAGATAACCATTTTCATTATAAAATTTACAATCTTCTTTTTGTTTATCTGTTAAATCTGATTCTTCTAACAATTGGTTAAAAAATGGAGATTCAATCCAAGGAATATCCAATGAGTCGTTTGATGGTTTAAAATTTTTCATAGTTCATAAGTTTTTTTGCGCTTTCTAATATTCGTTTTGAATCTCTTTTTTTAATTGGTTTCGCGGGTGACCCAGCATATACTGTCCAAGGTTCTGTATCTTTAGTAACAACTGACCCTGCTCCAATAATCGACCCTTCACCTAATGTAACACCTGGTAAAACAGTGCAATTAACACCTAAAGTGGCGTATCGTTTAAAAATAACCGGTTTATTAAAAACCGTTCTATGTTCTATTGGGACAACAGGTGATATTAAACCTTGCATAAAGTCGTCTGTTGCACATACAATTCTACTTCCTGAACCAATATTTGTAAAATCTTCCATAACAATTAATGCCGGTGCACCTCCTATAATTGAAACGCTCGGTGCTATATGAATATAATCACCCAATATTGCTTGAGTTGATATGTAAGTCCACATATCAATTGCAACATGATTACCAATCTCAACTAATTCAGGTCTTGATATTATCGCTAATTCACTGACTCTAACATCTTCACCAACCTTTTTTAATTTTTCCATTTTTTATATTTATAATCCACCATTTATTTTTAGATTACATCCACAAAAATACTCATTTTCTATAATATAGTCAATTGTGTTATATAATTCTTGAGCTTTACCAAACCTTTTTAACCCTATTTTTTCTTTTGCCATATCTTGATATTTAGTTTCAACTCTATCACCCATTCCACCATCCCAATATCCTAGTTGTATTGTATTACACGTTATCCCATGTTTTATATTTTCTTTATTAGCAACAGAAATTAATCTATCCAAAAAGGCTTTTGATGCACAATATAATGAATTTTTAGGTACATTCATTTCAGAAAAAATTGAAGATATTGATATTACTCTACCCCATTTATTTTTAATCATATTTGGTAAACATCCTGAAAGGATATTGATATTACCTTTTATGTTTACATTCAACATATCATCAATTTCTTTATAATCATCTTCTGTAATACTATTTAAAAATACATCATATTTTTTACCGGACATATTTAAAACAATATCTACGTGATTTTTATTAAAAAAATCATTTACTTCTTTTGGGTTTGTTACATCAACATCTTTACTACATAAAGAAATTACCTCATATTTTTCTTTAAGCAATGGTACTAATTTAGTTCCAAGACCACCTTTTCCACCAAAAACAACTATTTTTTTCATAATTATTGATTATATTTAATTATCATTGAACCCCAAGCCCAACCAGCACCAACAGCTGATAATAATATATTATCTCCATGAGTTATTTCCCCTGATTTAATTGCATCATCTAAAGCAATTGGTATTGACGCCCCAGCAATATTACCATATTTATCCATTACTGTTTTTACTTTATCCATTGGTAAACCAACATCTTTTGCAACCAATTTTAATATATTAATACTAGGTTGATGTGGGACTAACATATTAATATCATCTGCAGTTAAATTAGCCTCTTTTAAAACACTTTTAATTGATTCAGGTAATACTTTAGTCGCTTGTTCCCAAACTTCTTTACCTATCATTTCAAATGGTTTATCTAACGGCATTCTAAAACCTGTCATACCAGTACCATTACCGTTAGATGATATTTCGCTTACCATCCAGCTATTTTTTGAAGGACCTAAAACTACCGCACCTGCCCCGTCACCAAAAAACACACAATGACGGTCATTTAAGTTTGTATGTTTAGAATATGTTTCACTAGCAACAATTAATATATTTTTATATATACCGGCACTAATTAATGTTGACGCGAATGACATAGCATAGACAAACCCTGCACAAACAGCGTTAATATCAAATGACGGTACGTTTTTTTTAATATTTAATTTATTATGTAAAACACACGCGGTTGATGGAGATATTTGGTCAGGACTAGAAGTAACTACCATAATTAAATCTAAATCTTCTTTATTTATAGTAGCCGATTCTAAAGCATTTATTGCCGCATGGTATGCTAAGTCGGAAGTTTTTTCACCAACAATAATTCTTCTTTCTAAAATACCTAATTTTTGTTCAACCCATTCTGAGGTTGTGTCTATATTTTCACATAGTTCACTATTACTCACAACCCTATTAGGTAAATAAGACCCGGTACCAATTATTGTTACTTTATCGCTTTTCATTTATAAAAATGTTTTCTGTAATGACCTGTTTTATATTCATATACTAATACCCAACTTTCTTGGGTAATTACATTTTTTGTTTTTCCCATGATTCCCATACAAAAGGATAATCAAATTTATTTTTAAATCCATTAGAAATTAAGTTTTTTTGAATATTATCTCTTCTTTCCATATCATTTTCAATGCCTAAATGAAATTGTATTTGTATATTTTTAAATTTGTTAATTATCGTACTTTCAATTAGATATTCCATTAATGCGTATTCATCTCCCTCAATATTAATTTGAAGTAAATCAACTTGATTAATATTATTATCTGAAAGTATTTTATCGATAGGTATAGTTTTAATTTGAATAACTGAATTAACATTTGTGTTAAAATTTGTTGATGACCCATCATTTGACACATATAAAGATTTAGTTGTTTCATTTTTATCTGTAGAAACTCCTACATTCATTACCTTTATTTTTTCGGAATTTTCATATTTTTTAATTAAATGATTGTAAAATTCAGGTACTGGTTCAACTAATATTATATTGGGAATATGAGGGTTATTTTTTTTTAAAATTTCATCAATCCATAGTCCATAATACCCCCCTAAATCAATAACAACTGAGTCGTCATTTAATTCATAATTTATATTATGGGTATAATCACCATTATCGCTAAACCATTTATTTAAACTTGTAATATCTTGTCTCATAAAATAAAAATTTTGTCTAATTCTTGTCCTTCGTAAGGACCTGTTTTATATTCATATACTAATGTATCATCTTCTAAAATTTCATAATTATGTCCACCTTCTAAAGTAAATGAGGCGTCCCCAACATTTAAAATTTCAGTAGTTAAAATAGAATTGTCAATATCATAGAAAATACATTTAACACTACCCTGTATTACCACCCAACTTTCCTGAGCAATTACATTTTGTGTTTTTTCTTTCCAAATATGTTTATGTGGTTTAAAGGTTGTTCCTTTTGTTAAGTTTAATCTTGAACACTGTATAAAATTTTCTTCACTAACAATGTCTTCCCTACCTGGTAATATGTTGTCTTTTCTAACTATCATGTGTAATAGTTTAGTCTTATTAATTTTTGAGTATATCTTTTTCATGTTTTAAATTTTTATCCAATTATCGGGTAATATGTCAGAAGAGTTTAAAAATCCGGATGAAGGACCAAACCAATTATTAGGACCAATTATTATTTTATTTTTATTTTTGTTTAAATATGCACCCCACCATCCAAAAGTACTATTACATATGATATTATGTTCACACATACTCATTGCGTATAAATCTAAGTAATCTTTACCTAAACTAATAAATTCTTTATTTGGTAAAAAATCAAACATACTTTTAACTCCATTTAAGTCATCACTGAATATTAAATAATTTTTATCTATTCCAATCAAATTAATCGCAGACGTGTAATATTCTATAGATTGTTGTGGGTGATAATTAGGTGATGATAAATAATCACCTCTTCTAATATGAATTGAAATTGAATTTTTAACATTTGGTAATCTTTCTAAAATAATTTTTTTAATACTTTCAGTTGGTTTAAAAAGATTAATTATGTAATCTTTATTATTTATAAAATATTTTTCACTTTGAAAGTACCCCTCAATTAATAAATTTTCGCCTATGTTATAGTTTATTTGTTTGTAATTAAATGTTGGAGGTTCTTTATGTACTCTATATGGTGATGGTAATTTCTCAATAAAATTAATATTACGTAATAAATTATCGTTATAAACACTATAATCAGGGTCAAAACCTGGTTTTGGGGTTTCAGAACTAATCGGTCTTAGAAACTCGTTTGAAAAAATGTAATCAACATTATTATCTAACGCTAAACTAATTGCCGCAGATAATTTAAACATAACGTTACATAATCCCCCTTGATGATTTGTAGTTATAAAATTCATAATTTATTACTATATAAGTTTATTAAAGTTTCACATCTTTTTTCATATGTGTGTTGTTTTGATAAGTCTAACCCGGATTTACCGATAGACTCTCTTAATTTATCATCGGACAATAATTGTTTTATTTTTAAAATCATTTCAACATTATCTTTATACATCATAACGTTTACACCATCAATAAAACCTAACTCTTCATATTGGTAATTATAGTTAGTTACTAAAGGTATTCCACACCCAATAGTTTCAAAACTTCGGTAATTAATATCGTTTGATAAATTACAATTCCAATGTATTTTATATGAATTTATGGTATTAACCATAGAATCACCAATAACAAAATTATCATATATAAAATTAAAGTTACTTGATAATAAATTTAAATAATTACTCCTATTAAGTAAACTACCACAAAATCCAACATCACATTTTTTAATAACATCTCTTGACGATATTAAAGTATCGTCAAATGAATTTGGAAACCAAACTTTAAACTCGTCATTAACATAATCTTTTGTTGAGTGTAATAGAAGATTGTATTTTCCTTTATTAAATTCATTATTATATGATGACTCACCTTTGACGTGAGCGTCAATACACCACAGGAATTTTATAGTATTAACATTCTCTAAATTAGGTACCCAACCACTATAGTCATAATTTTCTAAATTAATTATTAAATTAAAACTATTAAAATCAATAATATCATTATAGTTGTCGTGACCTAACCCCCACACTGTTACATTATGCCCAAGTTTTTCAAAACCACGTTGTAAACAAAAACATTCTCTAAAATGTCTATTTTCATTATGTCTACCATTTTCTTGTATTAAAAGTATTTTTATCATATTAATTATTTGTTATAATTTTACTAATTACACCATTTAGTAGGTTATTATTTAAGTAATTCCCTTCTGTTAATGGTTGAATGTTATTTTTTTTAATAAATGATTCCATATTATCTTTATGTACAAAAATATGGTCGGAAGGGTATACATATTCTAAATAAAAAGGTATGTAGTCAAGATTTTTAAAAAAGGTAAAAATGTCTGAATCATCATAACCAAACTTTGCTAACTGAAAGTTTTCTAATTCTACAATTAATGTTGGTTTATCTTTTTTTATTTTTTCGATACCACCTTCTAATACAAATTTTTCATATCCCTGAACATCAATTTTAATAAAATCTATTTTTGGTAAGTTTAAACTATCGATAGTTTTTATGTCAATTTTTTCACCTCCGGAACCAACACTTAAATCACCAATATTGACCCAATCTGATTCGTAATTAATTTGATTCATTTCAGATATAGTATTTTCATTACCTAACCCAAAATTATGTAACATTATGTTTTTAATATTGTTACTATCAATCGACATTTTTTGGATGTCAAACATAGTTTTTTGTGGTTCAAAACTATAAACTTTATCACAATACTTTGAGGCGATTATTGAGTGCCATCCGTAATTACTCCCAACATCCATAAAAGATGTGTGAATGTCTAAATTATTTTTTAAAAATTCAATAATATGGTTTTCCCAAATTTTTCCGTTAATAATATCACCACCAATACCATCATTTTTAAAAGTATATATATCAAACCAATCGACTTTGGTTTTAATTATTTTATCTGTTATCATATAATTTTTTATATAAGTTTTCCCATTCTAATGTTATTTTTTTTTCTTCAAAATTCATAGTCCTTTTTTTTGCATTATACGATATTTTTTCGTATAATTCTTTATCATTACAAAGTTTCACAATTGATTCAACATATTCGTTTTCATTTTTACAAACAAAACCACCATCTTTTATTATCTCTTCTTGAGCATTATATCCCGCAAAATGTGAAACAACTGGCTTTCCATACATCATAGATTGTGCTATTGCGGTACCAAATGTTTCCCCATCAATTCTATAGTGTAAGAACATATCGATAGTGTTGTGAAATTTATGTATTAATTCATCATCATTAGTGGGGTCAATAATGATACATTCGTTATTTAAACCTAAACTATTAATTAAACTTATTGTATGACTACACGCACCAATTATGATGTATTTAAATTTATATCCAATATCTTTTATTTTTTTTAACGAATTTAATGATATTGGATGGAAGTTATCTTTACGGCCTACTCTACCAAATACAAAATAATCTTCCGGAATATTATATTGTGTTTTTAAATTGTCAGTTGAGTTTAATGGTAACGGAATTGGGTTATAAATCATATAATCAGAACCATTTCTAATGTTAGTAACCATATTACTGATTGTTACAGAACAATCTAAAAATTCAGAATTATCTTTACCTCCAAAAATATTAGTTTCAATTTGAATAGGACAAATTCTTTGATTAAACGGCCATTCAAAATACCCACTTCTAGCAAAATGAATTATATCAAAATTATATGATTTGACTATTTCAGTAAAATTAGTTTCTCTATAAGGGTATCCAATATCCGAACCTAATTTATCCGTTGACGCCTTAAAAGGTATTATTTGATAATTCTTTAATTTAGTTTTTAAGTAATCTAAACGATTATTATCTTGGTTAGGGTTATAACAAACGTATATATCAAATAAATCAGGGTTTAAATTTAATAATATTCTTTCGTGAGACCTCCAAGTACCCCCATAATCTATTGTATGCGAGTAAAATAAAATTTTAATTTTTTTCATACTATCTTGCGACGCTAGTGTTTAATCTATATGTGTATAATCTTTCAGGTAATTGGTAAAATTTGTAACCATTATTAATAGCTCTTTTCCATAAATCCCAATCTTCCATCCCTATGATATTTTGATAACCACCTAAATCAATTATTGATTGTTTTTTAATTAACATTGACCCGTGAGTTAAAATATTCTCAGTAAAAATTTTATTTGAAATTTCTAACTGAGTTATATTATTTTTATCGTTAAAACAACTTGGAAATAAATTTTCGTCATCATCACCATTAATGTTCCAACAATGTGTTCCTAAAAAATCAACTTCATTATTTTTAATGTAATTAACTTGTTGTTCTAATTTGGTTGGTAAGTATAAATCATCAGCATCTAAAAATCCTACCCATTCTGTTTCAACGTATTGTAGACCAAAATTTTTGGCGTAAGATAACCCCTCTTTTTTATTTCTAGTTAGTATTGTTAAATCTAAATCGTAGTTCGAAGATTCAATCATTTCTTTGGTCTTACTCCAACATTCATCTAAAA